TGACATGGCAAAGAAGATCAAGGAGATGGGATTTAAGTTTTCTATCAAGGGTAGGCCGAGCATCTCAAACAAACTGGTTTCTAATCTGTTTACATGGAGTGATCTGTGTCAGGACAAGAAGGTGGGGCTACAAAGGATCAAGGATCTGTATTCATCTGTACCCAAGCAGGGACAGAACGCAGTGGTTAAACGTGGGTTTACACAGAGGTTAGATGTGTTGGCTCCTGATGCGGAGTTAACGATGGAGGAGTTGCAAAAGGAATATGGGCTACTGGTAGGAGCAGAGCATAGTGGGTACGAAGTCCTACGTGTTGGATCAGTGGAGCAAGATTACATTGCAGCTATGGCAAGACGCGGAGATGACTTGCTGTCGGAACCTAGAATCAATCTGTCTACTTTTCATGCCATGAAGGGTGGTGAGGATGACAACTGTTTGGTGTATCTAGGAACGACCAAAGCATGCAGCGAAAGCGATTACCCCGACGATGAGCATCGAGCGTTCTACGTCGGCATAACCAGAGCAAGACATTGTCTCTACTTACTACAAGCAAAAACAAATTACAGGTACACGATATGAAATGTTGGCATTGCAGAACAGAGCTAATCTGGGGTGGAGATCATGATATAGATGAGGAAGACCCGGAATACAGTATAGAAACAAATTTAAGCTGTCCGGAGTGCGGTAGCTTTGTCTTAGTTTTTTATCCAAAGGAACAGGAAGAGAAAAAAATCCAATGAAACGCCAAAAGGTTTTAGAGACAGCAGCAAAACTAATCCATGGTGACAGGGCCAAGGACTACGGTGATGCATACCAAAACCACCAACGCATTGCCGATGGATGGAATATAATAATAGAAGGAGCCATAGAAAAGCATGGTCAAATAACCCCGGCCCACGTCACGTTGATGATGGACTGGGTAAAAACGAGCAGACTAATAGAAACAATAGACCACGAGGATTCGTGGATTGATAAAGCAGGATACACCGCCTTGGGTGCGGAGTTCATTGAGGAGAAATAACATGCAGGTAAACCTGTTTGGCAGTGCATTACACCACCAGATCAAAGGGGAACTAGATCTAATAGATCAGGACTGGAACATACCGCCAGAGTATCCAGACCTGACAGGCTACAAAGATGTGGCTGTAGATCTTGAGACCTACGATCCTAACATAAAAACATTGGGGCCAGGATGGGCACGTAAGGACGGGCACATCATTGGCATAGCTGTGGCAGCAGGAGAATACAAAGGGTACTTCCCTATCCGCCATGAGAACTCACACAATCTAGATCCGAAGTTCACACTCAAGTGGCTGAAGAAACAGATGGCAGTGCCTGACATGAACGTGATCATGCACAATGCAACCTACGATGCAGGTTGGATGAGGGCCGAGGGCATAGAGATACAGGGCAGGATCATTGACACGATGATTACTGGCGCATTGGTAGACGAGAACCGTTGGTCCTTTGGGCTAGATGCAATGGCTCGAGACTTCGTGCAGCTTCGAAAGAATGAAAGGCTTCTACAGGCAGCAGCCAAGGAGTGGGGCGTAGATCCAAAGGCAGAGATGTACAAGCTACCACCCAAGTATGTTGGAGCCTATGCAGAACAGGATGCGGTTGCTACGCTTAAACTATGGGATGCGCTGAAGGTACAACTCGAGGAGCAAGAACTCTGGCACATCTGGAATGTAGAGACAGATCTTATACGCTGCATGTTAGACATGAGAACCAACGGTGTGCGTGTGGATCTCGACAAGGCAGACAAGAACAAGAAGATAATTCGCGCCAAGACCAAGGAGCTACGTTCGTTTATCGAAAAGGAAGCAGGGATGAAGGTAGACATCTGGGCCTCTGCTTCTATCCAAAAGATGTTTGATAAGATGGATATGGAATACCTGACCACAGAAAAGGGTGCACCATCGTTTACCAAATCGTTTTTGATCGATCACCCATCGAAGGTCTGTCAGGCTTTGGTTAAACTACGTGAGTTTGATAAGGCAGACTCTACGTTTATCGATAGCATACTGCGCCACGAGCACAACGGACGGATACATACAGAGTTACACTCCACACGAAGGGACGAAGGGGGCACGGTCACTGGTAGATTTTCATCTTCCAACCCAAACTTACAGCAAATTCCTGCGCGAGATCCCGACATCAAGAAGATGATTCGTGGTTTGTTTATACCGGAGGACGGTTGCCAGTGGGGATCATTTGATTACTCGAGCCAAGAGCCGAGGTTACTGGTGCACTTTGCAGCGTCCGTACCTACACACCTACGCCATGCTGTGGTCGATAACATCGTGGATGAGTTCAATACAGGAGATGTAGATCTCCATCAGATGGTGGCAGATCTGGCAGGGATTACGAGAAAGCAAGCGAAGACCGTGAACCTTGGGATCATGTACGGCATGGGCGTAGCAAAGTTAGCAGATCAGCTTGGCATACCTGCGGATGATGCGAAGAGTTTGATCAGACAACACAGGGACAAGGTGCCGTTTGTTAAAGGACTAGCTGACTTAGCTACCAAACAGGCATCAGCCAACGGTCAGATACGCACTCTACTGGGCCGTAAGTGCAGGTTTCACCTTTGGGAACCTGTCACGTTCGGAGTAGGCAAACCCCTACCTCACGACGAAGCACAGAAGGAATACGGAAAACAGATTAGACGGGCCTTTACTTACAAGGCACTGAACAGATTGATTCAAGGATCAGCAGCCGATCAAACAAAGCAAGCGATGCTTGATTGTTACAACGAGGGACTTACTCCTATGCTCACGGTTCATGATGAGTTATGCTTCAACATAGAGAACCAAGATCAGGTAGGAAAGATTAAAGAGATTATGGAAACAGGGGTGCCACTCAAGGTCCCTTCCAGAATTGACGTAGATATTAAACCAGATTGGGGAGAAGTAGAATGATTGAACCAGATATGAAAACACTTGGACTGAGGGACATGCATCCAATGCAGGTCGAATCACTCATGGACTTTGTGGGTTGGGCCATTGACCTAGCCGCATTGGTCGGTGATGAAGATCTCCTAAAGGAAACAGAGGGATCGGCTGACGAACTGGTTAGGATGTTCGGGGGCAAAGGCGTTAGGATTGAGATCGAAAGTTAGTCTGTACTGCTTCTGAAGATCTCTAGATCTCTTAATGCAGAAATTGGATTGCTTGCTGTGCCCAGTATAGTTCTGGTTTTATCCTGTATTTGTTGCAGGGTTGTTGGCTCTGATGACACAGGAGCAGGGGAAGAACTAACAGGTGCTTGTTGCTGATCTACTGTTGGTTCTACCGTAGTTTGTATGTTAACTCTGTCTTCTTCTGGAACAGACTTTAACAAATTATTAGCTTTGTTTTTTAGAAATTTAGCAGCACTTAGATCACCTTCAGACTCCGCTCTTCTAGCTCCAGCCATGTAGTCAGAATAGTTTTTACTAAGTTCTTCTATTCCCTGTTGAGCTTTAGATTCCTCTAACTCTTGTATTCCCAAAGACTGTTGACCAAAAGGTCTTCCTGATAATGTATCTTGCAATTGAAGCATTTCATCTGCTGGTAGCCTATCTAATCTCTCGTTTCTGGCTAACCTTCCTAATATTGTTTTGCTAATTGGCACGGGAACAAAGGTATTGTTTAATATATTATCTGCTCCAGATATGCCTTCTCTTTTAAGAGTTCCATATATCTTTTTCTTGCTCATACCTAATTTTTCATAAGCATCAAAAATTCTTTTGTACTTATTCATCACACGATACTTTGCTTCGTTAGCTGAAACATATGCGGACAGGAGATCCTCCGCCCGTACATTTTCTCTTTGTGAAACACTCGTCCAGATGTTGTTTGCATCCCGAAGCTCTGACAACATACCTTGTCCTTTGTAGTACAGAGACTTTTCCAGATTAGTTGGAGTGGTGGGAATCCCTGTAAAAGCTCTGCCAAGCTCTTCTTGAATACTACGTTCACGTCCTTGTCTATTTTTAGGGTCAACTCCTAACTTATCTCCTAACCCTGCTTTTTGAAATGCGGCTCGTAATAAGGGTTTGGGTTCAAGTTCTCCGCCTCTAACTTCAAAAGGAGAAATCCCAGGTAACATACCTCCAACAATATGTTGAAAACTTTTAGCCACTTTATCGCCAGGAGAGTCTTCTGCGTTATAAACTTTTGCACCAGTAATAGTACGTCCTGCTCTCCCCCCCGTGTATTGAGCCAATTGAGAAGCTACAGGCACACTGGAGTTTGGATCTAATACATCTCGAATAACTCCCAAAAAGATAGACTCTTCGAAGAATGGAGACATAACTTGACTCAATACTTCTTGAGCCGCGTCTGTAGTGATTTGTGCAGGATTTTTTCCTAAAGCTTTTCCTTCTCCAATTGTAGTAGTTGCTGCGTTAAGTATCTCGGTTAACATCCCGTAAGGATTTGTATAAGTCATGTTAACATAAGAACTAGGAGATCCATCGGCTTTTGCAGGGCCTGTTGCTAATAACGTAGAATACTTTTCGTAATCAGCCCCCGCTGCAACTTTGTATGCCTCCATTTTTTCTTGGCTAACACCCGTTGCCATTTCTGAAAACTTTTTCATAGACTCTTCAAAACCATAAAAAGCGGCACTTGCTCCCACCAATCTCCGAAGACCAATCTTTTGTATCTCTGGATTGGCACTAGCTAACTCGGTTACACCAGTGGAAATCGTATTAACACCTGTTCTCAAGACCTCGTAAGGAAAAGCTATAAAGTTACCAACAGGTGCTTTTCTCAGTGACTTAATAAACTCAGGAACTTTTGCGTAGTTGGGGACTGTATTTCTAACGATGTTAGCTGCGTACTCTTCTGCCATTCTGTCGATAGCTTCTTGTCTTAACAAATTACTTTCAGGAAGATTAGCAACTATTCTTCGTGCGCTTTCGTCATCGACGTTTTTAAGAACAGCGACTTTGCCAGCTTCATCTAAACTAGCCAAGGCTTTCTTTATTTTACTTTGTTCAAACGTCCAGTTGTACAATTTCCAGAGATCATCACCTCCGGTGTAAAAGTTTTGAGCCGTCTTACCAAAGCCCATTAAGGCTCCACCTACGCCAGTGTCCCCGAACTTAGATCCAAATTTTCTACCAACTTGTACCCCATTTATAGTAGATACGTCTGGATCAAAACCTTTTTTAAGAAGAGCTTTTATTTCCTCAACCTGTGTCTGTGTACCTGTTATGCCTAGCTCTTGTGCTCGATTAAATTTAGCAACCTGTACATCATCAGGAAGTTTCTTATATCCATTCATAACTGTTCTAAGAGACTCACCTAGAGTCGCTCCAGAACCAATGTTTCCTTGTGCAAGAGCAAACAAAGATGCGGATGTAACATTCCTGACCTGCGTAATCGGAGAAAGAACTGTCTTACCGTATTGAACAGCGCCTTTTCCTCGAAGAAAACCAGAGTACGTTGCTCTTATGCCATTACCTATTACACCCATGTCACCCAACACAGTTCTGGTTAGATCTTTATAAACACGCATAGGAACAGCGAACCCGTTTAAAGCGCCCCACTCAGACAACGCTTCACTTGGTGCAAGATCTACCGCAGGGTCGTCTAG